CCGCCGCAGGAATGACACCCGCCCGAAGGGTCGGAGAGCATTCTTCCTCATAGCCGATGGTGCGGCTTTTTGCGGAATGCTCAGTGCAGAAGCCTGCCGACTCCATGACACAGGGCGGATGCCCGTGATTTTCCGCTCGGAGCGTTGCCGCAACATCTTCGGAAACTTCTATGCGGTCGCCGCCCTGGTCGTTCAGCACGATGCCGTTGCGGCCGGTACTCATTCCGCAGTTCACACCGAGTGTGGCGGAAGTGTCGTCCGTCAGACTGTCGTTGTACCCGTCGAAGCCTGTCGCTCCAACGCAAGGCGTAAAACTTCCGGCAGCTCTTTGCCACGAGCGGAAGCCCTCCGCAGAATACCCAGACAAGCCTTCTGACTCAAATAGTATTTTTCCGGCACTTCCGCCTGCAAGATCTGCGACAAGGTAGATGCGGCGTCTTCGCTGGGGAACTCCCCAGTATTGTGCGTCAAGAGTTCTGTACGCAACGCTCCATCCGTCTCCCATGTAAAGGTCGGCGTAGGGCCATCGTGCTTTTTCAGGCATAGGCACCTCGGCATTCGGCTCGGCGATGCCGATGACCGCTTCGAGGACAGCTTTGAAGTCCTCGCCCTTGTTCGAGGAGAAGGCTCCGGGGACATTCTCCCAACAGATCCATCTTGGATATTTGCCATCGGTGGCACACCTCATTTCTTTGATGATTCGGACGGCTTCATAGAAAAGGCTGGAACGGGAACCGTCCAGACCGTCCCTTCGACCTGCCACGCTCATGTCCTGGCACGGGCTGCCGAAGGTGATAATATCCACAGGCTCAATCTTGCCGCCGTCCATAGCGGAGATGTTCCCGTAGTGCTTCATAAAAGGCAGGCGCTTGGTGGTCACCCGAATGGGAAACGGCTCAATTTCCGAAGCCCACACGGGAGTGATTCCGGCAAGCAGCCCACCCAAAGGAAAGCCCCCGGAGCCGTCAAACAGGCTTCCGAGGGTCAAAGGCTTATTCGTCATGGGGCACTACCTCGCTATACTTGTATTCCTTGCCGTCACGCAGCACGCTGACCTTTTCATCCGTGCCGACCTGCTCGATGTACCTGCGGACAATGACATCGCAGAACTTCTCGTCCAGTTCGATGGTGCAGCAGATGCGGTCGGTCTGCTCACAGGCAATGAGCGTGGAGCCGGACCCGCCGAAGGGGTCGAGCACCACGGAGTTTGCCATAGAGCTGTTCTGAATGGGATAGGCCAGAAGCGGGATGGGCTTCATGGTGGGATGGTCGCCGTTCTTCTTGGGCTTGTCGAACTCCCAGATGGTGGACTCTTTGCGGCCGGTGTACCATTGGTGTTTGCCTTTCTTTTTCCAGCCATAGAGGCACGGCTCATGCTGCCATTGGTATGGGGAGCGTCCCAGCACCAGCGACTGCTTCTTCCAGATACAGCAGCCGGAGAGATAGAACCCGGCGGCGTCAAATGCCTTGCGGAAGTTCAGCCCCTCGGTGTCGGCGTGGAACACATAGATGGAGGCATCGTCCGCCATGACCTTCTCCATATTGGAAAAGGCATCGAAGAGGAAGTCGAAAAACTTCTCCGATGCCATGTTGTCGTTTTTGATTTTTCCGGCGCTGCCTTCGTAATTTACATTGTAGGGCGGGTCGGTGATGACGAGGTTTGCCTTGCGGCCGTCCATGAGAGCGGTGTAGGTTTCCCCCTTGGTACTGTTGCCGCAGATGAGCCGATGCCGCCCCAGCGTCCAGATGTCGCCGGGCTTCGTGAAGGTAGGCTTTTGCAGCTCGGCATCCACATCGAAATCGTCCTCTTTGGCTTCGATTCCATCGTCAAACAGCTTTGACAGCTCTTTTTCGTCAAAACCTGTGAGGAGCGGGTCGAAGTCTGCCGCCTGCAAGGACTCAATCTCCACACGCAGGAGTTCTTCATCCCAGCCCGCATCCATCGCCATGCGGTTGTCGGCAATGATGTAGGCTTTCTTCTGGGCTTCGGTGAGGTGGTCGGCAAAGACGCACGGCACCTCGGTGATGCCTTCCTCCTTGGCGGCAAGAATACGACCGTGACCGGCAATAACGCCATAGTCACAGTCAATGATAACGGGATTGATGAAGCCGAACTCTCTAAGCGAGGAGCGGAGCTTATTGATCTGCTCCGGGCTGTGTGTTCTTGCGTTGTTTACATACGGCACCAGCTTTGTAATGGGAACGAGCTGCATCTCAGTCGTTGTTTTCATCAGACCAGCCCCCATTCCGCAAACTTCTCAAAGCCGCCAAGGTCGGAGATGTATTTTCGAGCAATCTCGACAATTTCCTCATACGGTCTGCCATCCACGGCATCGTCCCCAATGGCGCAGCAGAGCGTTATGGGCTTGCCGGTTTCCTGGGCTTTGAGGAAAGCGTAGATGTTGACGGACACATCCGCCTTGGACAGATCCTTGCCGTGCAGACCGCCACCGGTCACCGAGTCGGCCAAATCCGAGCCGAGCTTGCGGTTGGCAGCACCGGTATCCACATCGGTGCCGCCTGTCCAGTCGCCCAGCGGATTGATCTCCGCATTGGGGTACAGGTTTCGGAGCGTATCCGAGGACGCATTGCTCTGACAGATAATGAGACGGTCGCCGTCCAGAATGTACTTCCCGTCATGGGGATATACGGAGAAAATGCTCCGTGCGATCTGCGACAGCTTTTTCTGCTCCTCGGTCACGGGCATTCCCTTGAAGATGCCGTTATCGCCGCAGCGGACGCCGTCTGCCTGGTTATTGGCGAGGTGACCGTCCTGCGGTACTTCCACATAGTCCACAGTGAGGTTTCCTGCAATGCGGTGAACGGCGGCAGTGACATCTGCCTTGTCCAGCATGACGGAAGTTTCCGCAATGATGTGGCACACGCCGTGACCGATGAGGACTTCTACGGCAATACGGGGATCGGTTTCTTTTCTGTATGCCAGGTCGACAAGCGCCCCGGCAATTCTGTCCGCCACCTTGTCCGGGTGGCAGGGATTTACTTTTTCAAACATGGTGTTACCCCTTTCTCGCACGGAGCAGGCGTTCCATGAGGTCATCCTGTGGCGTTGACTCGCCGTATTCCGTGCTGCAGTTTTCTTTCACAATCTGGAAGATCTCATTCCAGAGCCGAACCGCCTGGTTCATGTAGTTGATGCCGATATTGATGAATGGTGACGGGATCGGCTTTCCCGTGGTGGGGTGCTTGGAGAGGAAACCCATGCGGTTGGTCATTTCCTCGCACTGCACCCAACGAGCGGAACACATGGCGTAGCGCTCCAAGAGCTGCGGCGACACCTTTGCGGCGCAGCCGATGCCTTTGAGCCACTGCCAGGTTTCTGTGTAGATCTCCTGCGCCTGCAGGACGCTACCATCCCGCTGCTCGGCAGAAAGAAAATCATGGGGCTTCGGCATGGCAACACCCTCGACTTCGGGAATGTCCAGCACTTCAAGTTTTCTGCCGCCGGGATTCCCGTTTTCGGCCTTGTCCTTGACTGCGGATTTCTTCCTTCCCGCACCGGGTCTTGCGCCGCCGCGCCCTCCCGTGTTATTCGATTTTGTGGGCATCCGAGCTCACCTCCCTTAATTACCCTTTTGATTTCGCCTTTTTCGCACACGTGACCCCGGGCCGTTGCCCGACCGAAAAGGTCCCGGAGATTTTTATCCCCCTACCGGTCGCCGAGGTCGTGGTGGATCTTGGTGTGGCAGGACTGGCAGAGGCTCATGAGGTTGTCCCTTGCGTGAGTGCCGCCTTTGGAAACGGGCAGAATGTGGTGAACTTCCTGTACCGGAGTCAGCCGACCTTCCTTGAGACACATCTCACAGAGCGGATGCTCTGCGGCGTAGCGGTCGCGGATGCGTTTCCATGCTCTGCCGTACTTGCGGTTGACATCGGAGCTGCGCTCGTATTTGTCGTATTTGCGGCGTTCCTCCACACGGTGCTGTTCACAAAACTGTCCTTCACAGAGGTTGGGGCAGCCGGGATGAGAGCAGGGTCTGAGTGGTCGCTTGGGCATTTGCTCACCTCCTTTGGGCATAAGAAAAGCCCCACGGGATTGACTCCCATGAGGCTATCCTCGATTCTTTTTCGCTATTATAATGATACTACATTTGCGATTGGAACTCTACGGAACTATCAGGTACACTTTTGGCTTTTAAGATTTCCGTCACCACATCGAGTGAGCGGTCGTGCAGCTTTTGTATCCATTTTCCGCTGTAGTGCATATCCACGGCGATCTGCTCCCAGGTGTGGAAACACAGATACCGTTTTTCCAAAAGAATTTGATACTCGCTGTTGTCTACCGCCTTGATGACCTCCACGATGTCACGTTTCAGATCCACCAGACGGTCGATGTCGTGGTTGATCTCCTCCTGTAGGTCGATGATCTTGCACACGGCATCCGCCATTGTGGAGCTGCCGTGATTGGGGTTTCTCGGCATACCCGTCAGCGTGGCGGTACATTTGGTGGCAAGCTCATTCAGCGAAGCGACCTGTGCGATCTTCGCATCGATGCGCTGGTCGAGGCGATATGCCTGACTGAGATATTCCTTTGCCGTCATACGCCGTACACCTCCCGGTGGAGTTTTTCAATCAGCACCTCACCGTCCAGAGAAGTAAGCGTCTGAAACCAGCCGGAGCGAAAAAATCGCTCACAATCCTTTCTGACGGATTCGGCGTCCTTGTCCCAGTGGTATTTCTTCAAACGGCGCAGCGCACGGCGATGGTCTTTCGCCGCTGCCAGAATAATAGCGTTTGCGAGGTTTGTATAACAGTTTTCCATTCTCATCCCTCCAAGTTGGCCTTGACTGCATCGATAAGTGCGGTCTGGGTCTTTTCTTTTTTACGGAGCGCAGTCATGATGCGCTCGTCGATGGTGTCCTTTGCAATGATGTGGTGAATGACCACGGTATCGGCGGCCTGTCCTTGTCGCCACAGTCGGGCGTTGGTCTGCTGGTAGAGTTCCAGCGACCAGGTCAGCCCGAACCAGATGAGAGTCGAGCCGCCTGCCTGCAGGTTCAGTCCATGACCGGCAGAAGCCGGGTGGATGAGCGCCACAGGCAGCTCGCCGCTGTTCCATCTGCGGATGCTGTCGGAATCGTCAAGCAGACTGAACGGGATGTGTCGTTTGTGGAGCCGCTCGGAGATGCGCTCCAGGTCGTGCTTGAACCAGTACGCCACAAGGACGGGTTTTCCGTTTGCGGCTTCGATGAGATCCTCCAGCATATCCAGCTTGCGGTCGTGTATCTGAAACACACGCTTGTCCTCTCCGTAGACTGCTCCGTTTGCCATCTGGGAGAGCTTATTCGCAAGCGCTGCGGCGTTCCCGGCGTCGATTTCTTCGCCTTTCAGCGAGATAACCAGGTCTTGTTTCATGGCATCGTAGGCTTTGCGTTCTGTTTCGGATAGCGTCACAATGGCGTCGTTATGAACGCACTCCGGCATATCCAAATGGTCGACGGCTTTCATGGAAATGGTGATATCGGAGATGGCATCGTAGATTTGTTCCTCCGCACCGGGCAGCGGCTTGTAGCTGAACACCACCTGACCGTTGCGTTTGTCCGGCCGGAAGAAGGTGTTGCGGTAATGGGTGATGAACCGGCCGAGCCGCTTGCCCATATCGAGGATACGGAACTCTGCCCACAGATCCATAAGCCCATTGCTGCTGGGTGTGCCGGTCAGTCCCACGATGCGCTTGACGCCGGGACGAACCTTTAGCAGACTGCGGAACCGCTTTGCCTGGTAGCTCTTGAAGGAGGACAGCTCATCGATAACCACCATGTCGTAGTCAAAGGGGATGCCGCTCTCCTCAATGAGCCACTGGACATTCTCCCGGTTGATGATGTACACGCTGACCCGCTGCCGGAGTGCCGCCTTGCGCTCGATTTCCGTGCCGACCGCCACCGAGTAGGTCAGCCCATGCAGATGATCCCACTTGTGGATCTCCGCGGGCCATGTATCTCTGGCGACACGCAGCGGAGCGATGACCAGCACCTTGCGAACCAGGAAGCTGTCGAGGCAGAGGTCGAAGATGGCGGAAAGCGTGATGATGCTCTTACCAAGACCCATGTCGAGGAATACTGCGGAGATTGGATGCTCCAGGATGAAGTTCGTGGCATACGCCTGGTAATCATGCGCCTTGTATTTCACTGAGTATCCCTCCAATCTGTTCGGGGCTATCGATGCAGTACACCGAAAAGCCGAGTGCTTCTAACTGCCTTTTTCGCCTTACCTGCAGAGGGCGGAGCGTTTTGCCCGGTGCTTTCAGCTCAATGAAGGCGATCTTGCCGATGGGCAGGAGTACCAGACGGTCCGGTACTCCATCAAGGCCGGGGCTTGTAAACTTCGGTGCGAGACCGCCTTTTGTGCGGACAGCCTGCACCAGCTTTGCTTCTATCGTTTTCTCACGCATAATGACCTCCTGTGTTCTCAAAACCCGAAAAGTCCTTTACGTGCGCAAATGCGGGTATTGCGTGCTTGTTGCTCTTTATTCCTTCTTCTTTCGATATATAAGAAAGGTTAGGAACACAGGAACAAGACCGCCTGTTTTCTTTGGTACTTATGGGGCCGCCGCCGTTCCCATGAGGTGTTCCCGTAGATGTGCCGAGCGGGTATGCTTCTCCCCGGAACCGGTTTGGAAGGATGTCGGGTACAGTCTTTTTCATTAGGAACACTCCTTGGGAACAAAGACGTACTGCGGACCGTAGAGCGGGATGCGCACTTTGCTGTCCAGCCGCTTCCAACCCAGACGGGCGAGGATAGCGGTCAGCTCGTTGCTGTCCGTCCTGCGAATATTGGCACGCTCCTTGCCGAAGCACTCGCACCAGATCTCCATGTTGGACACCTGGGTGCGCTTGACCGTACCCGGCTTTTTGATGTCGCCGAAGTCGCTGCCGGTGAGGAAATTGCGGCGCTCGAAGATGTCCATGCCGTCCCAATCCTCCGGGAGCAGCGTGTCGAGATACAGACGGACAAGCCCTTCACGCTCATCGGACTCCATAGCTTCCCGCTGTTCGGCTTTCGACAGTGCCTCCAGCTCGGCACTCAGATAGAGTTTCTCGCCCTGCTTAACATACACCAGCGTCTCCGCCCAGATCTGGCAGATGAGCTCCGGGGTCAGATCCCAGGAGTGCTTGATGCCCGTGCCGGGCGTTTTGACCGGCCAGAAGCGGCGGTTTCCGGTGGTATCCCGGAGATAGCCGGACTCGGCATTGGTGGTGCCGAAGAACACGCACTGACGCAGGTGCGGCGTCGCCCGTTTGCCGAAAGCTGCACGGTAAATATCGTTCTGCCGGGAGAGGAAGGAACGCAGCGTTTCCACCTCGGCCTTCTTCAGACCTGCCAGTTCGCCGATCTCCAAGATCCAGTACCCCTGCAGCTTCTCGGCAGCGGTCTTATCCTTGGTGTCGCCCAGGTTCAGACTGTCCGAAAACCACTCTCCGGCCAGCTTGGCAATAAGGGTACTTTTGCCCACACCCTGAGGACCGTTCAGCACCAGCATGGAGTCAAATTTGCAGCCGGGATACAGCACACGCTTGATGGCAGCGCAGAGGGTCTTCCGGGTGACAGCTCGGACATACTCGTTATCGTCTGCACCGAGGTAGTCGATGAGCAGCGTGTCCACACGGGGAACTTTGTCCCATTCTGGCAGATTCTCGATGAACTCCCGGATGGGATGGTAGGAGCGGTCGTCCGTGACCTTCGCCACGGCAATGTCATAGTTTCTGGCGGAGAAGGTGCCATAGTGAGAATCCACATAGCTGATAAGCTGGGCATCGTCCGCATCCCGCCAGAATTTTGAGGGATGCCGCCAGGGCATATCGCCCTTGATCTCCATGCCGTCCAGAAGCTGATTGAACACCAGCGGTTTCAGAAGCGGGTCGTTCATGAGGATCACGGTGAGGTTCTGCAACGTGTTTTTCACCTTGCCGGCCTTGTCCAGCTCTAAGGCTTTCTGCCAGTCCTCATCGGAGAACTCCTCGTTTGCCTGGGCTTTGCGCTCCTCGGCGAACACCACCTTGACCTTCTCGTCCTTGAGGGCAAAATCCGACATTGCCTGGAAGGACGGCAGCTTGCTGGGAGCGGTATCCGGGGCGCACTTATCGTCCAGGTCACGGAAGCGGTGCAGTCGCACCAGATCGAAGGCGTTCAGCAGCCGACCGCAGACGGGGTCTGTGGCATGGTGGCTGTATGCGAACTTGCCGTCGTAGACGATGACACCGGCAGAGGAATCGGCGGGGATATAGTCGTAGCGTCCATTCATGGCAGACGGCGCATACACTTCCGAGAGGAAGGTGTCGATGGCTTCCTCCACGGTATAAGCACGGCAGAAA